ACACGACCTTCGGCAGCGTGATGACCGCAGATGGTGGTGGTGGAGGCCGAGGAGGCCTGAGCGACGGTGCAGGCGGCGGGGGCGGGGGTAGCGGCTCCGCTGGTTTTGGGGGAGGAACATTCAACGACGGCGGATCCCCCTCCTCTTCTGCATTTGGCGTTTCAGCGTTTGGTTATGAAAATTCAGTTGGCGGGGGCGGCGCAGCCTGCCGTGGGGCAGTTCAAGGCGGCCAAGCGGAATGGGGCGGTGGCGCAGGCGGAGGTAGTGCAGGTAGCGGATCTAGCGGTAACACCGGAGGAAGTTCCATTTTTGGCGGTGCGGGTGGTGGGGCTGGTGGAGGAATTGCATCAAGTCCGGCCAACACCAACGGCGGCGCAGGCGGTGCGACAAACTCCTACAGCGCAGGCGGCGGCGGAGCAGGTGGCGCGGCAGGAGCAAACGGAACCGCAGGCACGCAAAGCGCCACAACCGGCTCAGGAAGTGGTGGTGGTGGTGGTGGGAACGGCAACGGCGTAGCGGCGGGCGCTGGCGCAGCAGGCGGCGCAGGCGGCGGTGGCGGTGGCGGTGGCGGCGCAAGCCTCAACGGCTTCAACAGCGGCGCAGGCGGCCCCGGCGGCGCAGGCTACGCTCGCATCTACTCGTGGTGAGCGACATGAGACACGCAATCGTTCAAGGCGGAATCGTCGTCAACGTGGTGCTGGCCGAGCCTGAGTTCGCGGCCGAGCAGGGATGGGTGCTTGCGCCCGACGAGGTATCGACCGGGTGGCTCTACGACGGGTCATCCTTCAGCCCGCCGCCGCCCATCGTGCGCGATCCGGCCGAGATTCAAGCCGAGATCGAAGCGGCCGTGCAAACGCGGCTCGATGATTTCGCCGCCACCCGCTACTACAACGGCATCCTTTCAGCCTGCACCTATGCGACCAGCGCGGTGCCGCGATTCAAGACCGAGGGGCAATACTGCGTCGAGGCACGCGATGCGACCTGGGCGAAGTGCTACGAGATCCTGACTGCGGTGCAGGCCGGTACGCGGCCTATGCCCAGCGGCTACGCAGACATTGAAGGCGAGCTTCCTGTGCTCGCTTGGCCCAACTGATTGCAATGTAATCTTTTGTGGTACATAATCGCCACACCGTACTAGCCGGCCCGCTAGGCTTGTTTTAAGAAAACATGGACGATCAACTACCTGAAGTCGTTGCGGAGCAAGTCCCTCCGCAAGCAGTAGAGGTTACGGCGCCCGAGCCGGCTGAATCGCCGGAAGAAAAGCCGGTCAAGACCTTCACGCAAGAAGAGCTTGATGCGATTGTTGCAAAGCGGCTCGCACGCGAGCAGCGAAAATGGGAGCGCGAACGGGTACAGAAGCCCGTGGCGACAGCGCCCAAAGAGGTTCCGCCTGCTGATCAGTTTGAGTCCGTCGAGGCATATGCCGAGGCGCTCGCAGCCCGCAAGGCTGAAGAACTGGTGCAGCACCGGGAAATCCAAAAGCGCCAAGCTGAAGTTCTGGAGGCTTATCACGACCGTGAGGAAAAGGCGCGGGACAAGTACGCTGACTTCCAGCAAGTCGCCTACAACCCGAACCTTCCCGTCACCAACGTGATGGCTCAAACCATTCAAGCCTCTGACATTGGCCCCGAGATTGCCTACTATCTTGGGTCGCATCCGAAAGAGGCAGAGCGCATCTCCAAACTTTCGCCGTTCCTGCAAGCCAAGGAGATCGGAAAGATTGAGGCCAAAGTGGCCGACAGTCCTCCGGTCGCCAAACCGACAAACGCCCCGAACCCGATCACGCCTGTGAACACGCGCCAATCCAGCGCACCGACATTCGACACCACTGATCCCCGGTCGATTAAATCGATGACGACCAGCCAGTGGATCGAAGCCGAAAGGCAACGACAGATCAGGGCTTGGGAAGCCAAAAACCGGCAACTTTGAGGTGAACCGTGGCAAATAGCCTGCTTACAATTGACATGATCACCAGGAAGGCTCTCGAAATCCTTGAGAACAACCTGGTGCTCACCCGGAACGTGAATCGTCAATATGACGACTCGTTCGCTGTTGAAGGGGCCAAAATCGGCTCCACTCTGCGCATCCGCCTGCCGGACCGCGCTCTGGTGACTGACGGTGCCGCCCTGCAAGTGCAGGACGACAACGAGCAGTTCACCACCCTGTCGGTCGCGCAGCAGAAGCACATCGGCGTCAACTTCACGACCGCCGAACTGACCATGCAGCTTGACGACTTCGCCGAGCGCGTGCTCAAGCCTCGCGTCTCGCAGCTTGCTTCGAGCATCGATGCTGACGTTGCCAATGCGTACCAGACGATCTTCCAGTCGGTTGGCACTCCTGGCACCACGCCCGCGACCTCGCTGGTTCTGCTTCAGGCGCAGCAGAAACTGAACGAGTCGGCCGCTGTGATGTCGCCGCGCTACGCTACCGTCAACCCGGCGGCGAATGCGGCTTTGGTCGAAGGCATGAAGGGCCTGTTCAACCCGACCTCCACCATCAGCCGTCAGTTCAAGAACGGCATGATGGGTGAGGGCATTCTCGGGTTTGAAGAGGTCAACATGAGCCAGTCGATCAAGGTTCACACGACCGGCACCCGGACTGGCGCTCACACCGTCACCACCACCGTCTCCACCCAAGGTCAGGCGACCATCAACATCACCGGCACGGGCACTCAAACCCTGCGGCGTGGCGATGTGTTCACCATTGCTGGTGTGTTCCAAGTCAACCCGCAGACTCGTGAATCGACTGGTTCGCTCCAGCAGTTCACCGTGCTTGCGGATGCGACTGCTTCGGGTGGTGCGTACACCGGCGTCCAGATCAGCCCGGCGATTTTCACCGCTTCCAATGCTCTGGCGACGGTGGATTCGTTCCCGCAGGCCTCTGCGGTGGTGACGTTCCTGGGAGCGGCTTCGACTCAGTTCCCGCAGAATCTGGTCTATCACAAGGACGCGATCACCTTCGCGACCGCTGACCTGCTTCTGCCGCAGGGTGTGGATATGGCTTCGCGCCAGGTTCACAACGGCATCTCCATGCGGATCGTGCGCCAGTACGACATCAACAACGACCGGATGCCTTGCCGGATCGATGTTCTGTACGGCTATGGCGTCATTCGTCCGCAGATGGCTTGCCGTCTGTGGGGCTGAACCTTCTGAACTGAAAAGGAAACATCATGCCTATTCCCAATGGAGCGGGTGGCTATCAGCTTGGTGACGGCAATCTGAACGATCCGATCATCGATCTGCTGCCGGAACCCGTCGCCGCGACTACCACGACCACGTTCACGGCTGCTCAGATCCTCAACGGTCTGCTGATTCTCAACAACGGCATCGTTGCCAACGTTGCGTATACGCTGCCGACCGTTGCGCAGCTTGAGGCGGAACTGACCAACTCGGAGCGTGTTGGCACTGCCTTCACGTTTCGTGTGGTCAACCTTGGTACCACTTCGGGCACCGCAACGATCACGACCAACACCGGCTGGACCCTGACGGGTTCTCTGACGATGGTTGTTCCGGTCACGACTGGCGCGACGTTCATCGCCCGCAAGTCGGCTGCTGGTGCCTGGACCCTGTATCGGGTTTCCTGATCATGCCGCCGAATACCATTTCGGTCGGGGTATCGTTTGCAGACCAGCAACTGCCGGCTCTGTACATCAATGCCCCGGTGACCAAGACTGCCAGTTTCACGCTGGGCGACTTTGAGAACTTTGTCGTCTGCAACGGTGCTGGCAGCATCACGGTCACGCTTCCGCCGGCCGCCGGCAACGCTGGTCGAACCGTGTTCATCAAGACCATTGCTGCTCAAACGGTTGTGTCGGCGTCCACCAACGTCGCACCGATTAGCTCTGCTACCCTTGGCACCGCGATTCTTGCGGCTACTGCGGGCAACTGGGCCATGCTGGTGTGCGATGGCGCTAACTGGGTGATCATGGCGTCGTAAGACGTTGGGGGAGGGCTTCGGCCCTCCCTCTACCCCTATGGTGATATACCTGCGACATCCTGTGTTTGGCGAAAAGGTTGCTGTGAGCGATCTTGAGGCCGAACATGATGAACAAAACGGTTGGCAGCGGTATACTCTGGGCGAACCGGAGGCTGTCAATGAGTTGCTAGAGCCTCGCCGCCGTCGCCGCAAGGAGCTAGCTGATGGCTACAGCGCGTGATCAGATCAATGGCGCTCTTCGTCTGATTGGAATGCTTGCCGAGGGTGAGACGCCCTCGTCAGAGACATCGCAGGACGCTCTGTCCGCGATGAATCAGATGATCGATTCTTGGAACACCGAACGGCTTTCGGTGTACTCCACCCAAGACCAAGTGTTTACTTGGCCTTCCAGCACGATCAGTCAAACGCTTGGACCGACGGGCAATTTTGTCGGCCAGCGCCCTATTCGGGTTGATGATTCGACGTACTTCCTTGATCCGCTGACGGGTGTCAGCTACGGCATCAAGATCATTGATCAGCAGCAGTACAACGGGATTGCGGTCAAAACGGTCACTTCGACCTATCCGCAGGTCATGTGGATCAACATGACCTATCCTGACATTGAGTTGTACGTCTACCCGGTGCCTTTGCGGGCGCTGGAGTTCCACTTTGTCTCGGTGGAGCCTCTGACGGAGCCTGCGAGCCTGTCTACGACGCTTGCCTTTCCTCCGGGCTATCTGCGGGCCTTCCGGTTCAACCTTGCGTCCGAATTGGCCGCTGAGTTTGGGGTTGAGCCTCCGCAGACGGTGCAGCGGATTGCGATGGCGAGCAAGCGCACGCTCAAGCGCATCAACAATCCTGGCGACATCATGGCGCTGCCCTACTCTCTGGTGGGGACTAGGCAGCGGTTCAATGTGTACTCCGGCAACTACTGATGAAGACGCCGATCCTTGGCCAGTCTTACGTTGCTCGCAGCGTCAACGCTGCGGACAACAGGATGGTCAATCTGTTCCCCGAATCCTTGCAGGAAGGCAAGGAGGCTGCGTACTTGCAGCGCACGCCGGGTCTGCGACTGGTTGCGACGGTGGGCGACGGGCCGATTCGTGGGATGTGGAAGTTTGGCGACTTCCTGTATGTCATCTCAGGCGGTGGCTTGTTCCGGGTCGATACCAACTTTCAGAGCACCTACCTTGGCCTGGTGAACGGCAGCGGGCCGGTCAGCATGACCGACAACGGCGAGCAGTTGGTCATCGCTTGCAACCCGGATGCTTTCATCTACAACGCCACGACGGGCGTGTTTGGGCAACTGACGGACCCGGACTTTCCGGGCGCTGTGACAGTCGGGTATCTGGACGGGTACTTTGTTTTCAACGAGCCGGGAAGCCAGCGGTTTTGGGTGACTGCGCTCAACGATGGCACGCAGATTGATCCGCTGGACTTTGCGTCTGCCGAGGGCAACCCGGACGGGATTGTTGCGCTGATCGTTGACCATCGGGAGGTGTGGCTCTTTGGCAGCAACACGACCGAGGTCTGGTACAACGCCGGCCTGCCTGACTTCCCGCTTGCGCGGATTCAGGGCGCGTTCATGGAAATTGGCTGTCTGGCCCCGTACAGCGTGGCCAAGATGGACAACTCGGTTTTCTGGCTGGGGTCCGATGCTCGCGGCAATGGGATCGTGTACCGGGCCGAGGGCTATCGCGGCAAGAGGATCAGCACGCACGCTGTCGAATGGCAGATTCAGCAGTATGGGGTGCTGAACGATGCGCTGGCCTATACCTACCAGCAGGACGGGCACAGTTTCTATGTGCTGGTCTTCCCTGGGGCGAATACGACCTGGGTGTACGACGCCAGCACGGCCATGTGGCATGAGCGTGCTGCCTGGGATGGCGTGCGGTACTTGCGCCATCGTGGCAACTGTCAGGCCAACTTCAACAATCAGATCCTGATTGGCGATGCGTACTACGGGGCAATCTTTGAGTTCGACCCCAACACCTACAACGACTGCGGACAGACGCAGCGTTGGCTCAGGTCATGGCGGGCGATCCCTCCGAACCAGAACAACCTGAAGCGCACGGCGCATCACTCGCTTCAGATTGACTGCGAGACGGGCGTCAATGTGGCTCAGTTGGCCTATCAACTGAATGCCGCAACGATTGCCACGGGGATCACCCAAGCGATTGCCACGCAGCAACCTGGCTTTGCGATCTTCTCTGAGCAGTTCGATGGCCGGCAGTTGGGCGACATCGATGGCGATGGCGTGCTCACGACGGCCGATGTAGATGCGATCACGGCGTATGGTGATGGCACGCTGACCAACCCGACGCAGCGTCTGTACATCGAGGGCCGCATCTTCTACGAGATGGTCAAGAACCCTGCGAAGTACGCGCAGTACCTTGACTACAACTACCTCAACGTCAGCATCTTCACCTCGCTGCTTCTGACGGAAGGCGGGGACACGCTGATTACGGAGGATGGCGATTTCCTTGAGGCTACGCTGGCTGCGGCGCTTTCGACCAACACGCTGATGATGCTGCGGTGGTCGGATGATGGTGGCCACACTTGGAGCAATGAGCATTCTGCGTCCTTGGGCAGCGGCGGGGACTACGGCAAGCGGGTGCTGTGGCGCCGCCTTGGCATGACGACCAAGCTGCGAGATCGGGTGTACGAAATCAGCGGCAGCGACCCGGTAGAGATCAGCATTCTGGGCGCGGAGCTTGTTGCTTCGGCCACGCGGGCCTGAGATGCAGACCTATCCGCGAGTCCCTGCCAACCGAGATCTGCTGGTTGATGAGGCTGCGATCACCACGCGGGCGTGGTTCCGATTCTTTTCGGGCCTGCCTGCTTCCGTTCAGGAGGCTAGCTTTGAGACTTTTGCTCGGGTGCAGAACTCAACGGGATCGACCATCGCCAAAGGGACGGCGGTTGGGTTTATTGGCGTAGGGGCCAACGACTACCTGTCGATTGCGCCGTATCTGGCCAATGGGGCCACGCCCTCGCTCTACATCCTTGGGATTCTGGACGAGACGCTGAACGATAGTGGCTCGACGGGCGCGTGCTGCGTCTGGGGCACGGTCAGAGGCATCAACACCAACGCATTCAATGTCGGGGATGTGCTGTATGTGAGCGATACGGTCGCCGGCGCTCTGACCAACGTCAAGCCGACTGCGCCCAGCAACGTAATCCCCATTGCTGCGGTGCTGGTTAAGGACGCGACGAACGGTGTGATCTTCGTGCGTCCGACGATTGAGCAGCAGAAGTATTACGGCGAGTTCATCAAGACGACGGACCAGACGCCTGCTGTCATCAACACCGAGTATCTGCTGACCTTTGACTCCACCCAGGTTGCCAACGGGGTGAGCATTGGCTCGCCGGCATCGAGGATAGTGGTGGCACAGTCGGGTCTGTATCAGTTCAACGCGAACATCCAAGTGACCAGCACCAGTTCGTCGGCCAAGAACGTCTGGCTGTGGTTCAAGCGCAATGGCGCTTCAATTGCCAATACGGCAAGGATTGTGACTTCGAATGTCAACAACGGGTATGTGCCTCTTGCGTTGATTGATGAGTTCTCGCTTGCTGCCAACGACTACATCGAACTTGCCTTTGCTGCTGACAGCACAAGCGTGACCGTGGACAATGTGGCTGCGACGGCATTTGCGCCGGATGCTCCTGCGGCGGTGCTTTCGGTGACGCAGGTTCAACAGTGAGGTCCGAATGAGCGTCTCTCTTTCTCTGTACGCTGGCGCTGGAGCGCAGTTCTTCGATAACAACGGTGTGCCGCTGTCCGGGGGGCTGGTGTACACCTATGCGGCCGGCACGACCACACCTGTGTCCACGTTCACCAGCGCATCCGGACTGGTGCTGAACGCCAACCCGATTGTGCTAAACAGCGCGGGCCGCACGCCTGCGCAAATTTGGCTGACTCCGGGCAACTCGTACAAGTTCGTGCTCCAGACTTCGGTCGGAGTTACGATCCGGACCGACGACGACATTTTTGCGTCGTTTGAGCTTGCCAAGCAGGTCGATGTTGCGGTTGGCAACGGCCTGGGCGGACTGGCGACCAACATTGCCGTGGGCGACACCTCGCTGGACTCCAACACCAGCGGGAGCAACAACACGGCGGTTGGCTACAACGCGCTGACCGCAAACACCGATGGTTTCCAAAACACGGCGGTGGGTTCTGAGTCGCTGGATGCAAACACGACGGGCGACTACAACACGGCGGTTGGATTCCAGGCGCTGACGGCAGCGGCGACGGCCAACTACAACGTGGCGGTGGGCTATCGGGCGCTGAATGCTGCGACCAGTTCCGAAAACACGGCGATCGGTGGGGATGCGCTGCTGCTGGTTTCGACTGGCATAGGCAACGTAGCCATTGGCTACCAGGCCGGCAACTCGATCACCACGGGGTCGAACAACATTGTGATCGGGGACGATGCTGATGCGTCGTCGGCAACGGTCAGCGATGAGATCACGCTGGGGACCACGGCCCACCGTGTTGTACGCATCCCAGGTGTTACAGTAGTAGCAAGCCTGCCTTCTGCTGCTTCGGTTGGTGCTGGTGCTAGAGCGACGGTGACGAACGCGACGGCAACGACCTTTCACAGCATTGTGGCCGGCGGTGGGGCAAACGTAGTGCCTGTGTTCAGCGATGGCACCAACTGGCGCATTGGGTGAGGTAGATCATGGCGCAGCAATACACAGCCCAGCAGATTGCGGATGCCTATCGTGACACGGTAGGTGCCGGCACGATGACCGAGGCGCAGTTTGTGCAGGCGGCTGCGAACCTTGGGATTTCCCAAGGTCAGTTGCTTGCGGGGGCTCAGACGCTTACCGGGGTTGCCCCTGACATTACTGCGCTGCCGCAGCAGGAGGTGGTGAACTACCTGCGGGCAAGTTCGCCCACTCGCATCAATGTGACTGGCGCGGAGAACCAAAGCGAAGGCGGCGGGATGGTGTACACCGCGCCGGGTGGCCTTCCTGGTGGCGGAAATATGCTGCGCCCGACGTATCGTCCTGGCAGCGGCGAAGGCGCGGTGGATACGCTGACGGGCTTCACGCGCCCGCTCACGCCTGAGTTTGATCCATCGTTTGCCGGCGGGCAGTTTGGCAACTACGTTGGCGTCTACGACCCGCAGGGCAATCTGGTGGACATCAGGTTCCAGCAGCAGGAGCGGCATGGGGGGTTTATTGGCGAGAATCAGGAACTTCTTGCCAACCTTGCCCTTGGCTCAATGGGAGCGTTCAATATTCCGGGGTTGTCAGGGGCGCTAGGCGGCGGCGCCTTGGGGAACATCGGCGCAGGCGCCATAACGGGTGGCTTCATGGGCGGGGCCAGCGCGGCAGTCAGCGACGAAGACATCCTTCGCGGGGCCGCTCGGGGCGCCTTCTCGGGCGGCGTTGGCGCTGCGGGCAGAGAATTCATTGGCAATTTTCTTGGCCGCAACACAGGCGGGATTGACTCTGAGATTTTCCCGAGGGTTGAAACGTACAACAATCCGTTTGGCGGCGGGATTGACGACGAAATTTTCTCGCGTGTTCAGCGAGATGGTTCGCTTCTCAATAACACGCGCTTTGATTTGATTGACGAAGATCCGACCGGAACTGGCGGGCTTCGTAATGACACGCGCTTTGATCTGATCGACGAAGACCCGACTGGCACCGGGCGAAACACAAATCTTCGTGACGACACGCGCTTTGATTTGATCGACGAAGATCCGACTGGGCAAAACACAAATTTTCGTGACGATGTAGGTCCACCTCGACCTCGTGTAGTCCCTCCCACCGGCCCGCGTTTTGACGAAATCGACGAAGACCCAACTGGGACAATCACTCTTCGTGACGATGTAGGCCCACCCCGAGTGTTTACTCCGCCCGGCAACAACAATCGAGGCGGCAACCAAGGTGGTCTTGGAAACCTTGGTGGTCTTGGAAACCTTGGTGGCCTTGGCATTGGCGACCTCCTTGGCCTGCTTGGCACCGCCTACGGTGGCCGGGAAGCGGCGGAGGCTTCGCGTGAAGCAGCGCAGATTCAGGCTCAACTTGGTCGTGAGGGTCTTGCGCTTCAGCGCGAGATGTTTGAGCGCCAGATTGGCCTGCAAGAGCCCTTCCGCCAGGCCGGCATGGGCGCTCAGAACCGCCTGCTGGATCTGCTGGGCATTGGCTACAGCCCGGAGCAACTCGCCACCCTCTACCGTGACCGCGTTGGCACAGGCGGTGCTACAGAGGCGCAGTTCGTCAATTGGGCTCGCAGCCAAGGTGTGTCTGATGCCCGCCTGAACGAAGCGCGGGACATGGTTCTGGGGCGCACGCCTGATGCGCTGATGCGGGCTTACCGGGAGCGAGTCGTCCCCGGTGGCATGAGCGAGGCCGAGTTCGTCAACTGGGCCAAAAGTCAGGGCTACTCTGACTCGATCATGGGTCAGGCTCGCAATATGCTGCTGGGCCGGCCTGTTGGCGGTTCGATCATGTCCGAGTTTGGCTCGGCCGCTCGCCCGTTCTCGATGGAAGCTTTCCAGCAGGATCCGGGCTACTCGTTCCGTCTTGGCGAAGGGCTGAAGGCGCTGGAACGTAGTGCGGCAGCGCGAGGCGGTCTGCTGTCTGGCGGCACCGGCAAGGCGCTGCAACGCTATGGCCAAGACATGGCATCGCAGGAGTACGGCAATGCCTTCAATCGCTTCTACACGGAACGCCAGAACCTGCTGAACCCGCTGCTGTCGCTCTCGGGTCGCGGGCAGACTGCGTCTAGCGAGCTTGGCCAGCAGGCCGGTCAGTTTGGCCAAGCGGGGGCTAACCAGCTTGGTCAGATTGGCAACGTGATGGCCGCTGGAACGGTTGGCTCGACCAATGCGATCAATCAGGCGATTGGTCAGGGTGTGAGCATCTACAACAATGCCCAAAATCGTAATATGCTTGGGCAACTTTACGGGATGCGCTGATCATGCCGCTTGATCCTAGCATTGCGATGGGGGCGCGTCTGCCGCAGATTTCGGTGCTTCCCGACTCGCCGGTCAATGCAATGGCGCGGGTCGAAGAGGTGCGCGGCGCTCAGATGGCCAACCAGTTGCGGGCCATGCAGATGCAGCAGGCGCAACGGGAGGAGCAGCAGAACGAGCTTGCCAACCGCCTGTATGCCGAATCCATCGGCGAGGGCGGCGAGATTGACTACGGCAAGCTCATGCAGGGCATGGCGCTGCGCGGCATGGGCTCGCGCATCCCTGGCGTGCTGGAGCAGCGTGCAAAAACGCAGTCTCGGGCGTCTGAAAGGCAACTGCGTGAGGAGCAGATTCGCAACCAGCAAATAGATGCTGCTCTTAAAATTCTGAGAGGAGCAAATCGTGAAAATTATTCACGGATGCGTGCGTTTGGTATTGAGCGCGCGCCTGGCCTTGCCGATGTGCTGCCTGAAGAGTACGACGAACCGTATATAAATGCGCTGGCAAATCGAATTGCCAGTGAAAAAAAACGATATGTGGTCGGCGGTAGCCTTGTTTCGGAAACAGGTGAAGAACTGTATAGAGCGCCACCGCCGCCTGAGCGGCCTCCTGCGCCTGAAGCCAAAACGCCAACACAGAGAGAATACGAAACGGCTGTTAGTCAAGGGTACAAAGGTACGATTCTTGACTTCAAACGCGATGTGGCGGCGGCTGGGCGAGCGCCTGTTCAGCCGAGGCCAGAGCCTCCTCCTAGAACTCAACAAGTGACCATGGCTGATGGCAGGCTAGGCATCGTGAACATGGACACAGGAGTGGTTACTCCTTCGACAGTTGGTGGAGCCCCGGCAATGGCTCGGCCCGCAGCAGAAGGATTGACGCCCAAAGAGCAGCAAAACCGCGAAGCCAAGTTCCCGGCAGCAAACCTTGCCGTCA